TCCTAAAAAATTAAGTACCTTTTCCGAAAGTGACCGTGGACTTACGTTCTTTGAACATAGGCATCCTCGGATCATTCTCGCGCATGTATGTATTGTCAACTGATTCCATTTGCGCATCCGCTTGTTTGCGGTAATACGCATTACGTTGTTCAGTAAACTCTACAGGTGTTTTGCAAAGCAAGAGACCACCTACCTCGATACTGTCTGGAAACTTTGCCGCAGCAGAGCTAAACAAACGAATCTCGGGATGATCAGAGGCTCTAACGGGTTCCCAACCCTCGGCAAGCTTAGAAGAATAATTGGTTCCATCGTCTTTACCTTGTACAGCGATACGAATCCACCGATATTTGTAGCCTTCTTCCGCGATTGGATCGGGGAGAAGTTTAGGAGGCATCCATTGTTTTGGACGTTCCGCTACTTCGCGGGTAGATAGATCACGACTAGGACGTGCAGATTTTTCCATAATTATTTCCTCATTTCTTCAGCAACCTTACGGGCGTACAGTTCCAAAGGAACTCCCAACCGCTTGGCGAGATTCACTTGCGTCTGCGTTAGCACGATCTTTTTAGGCGCTGTGCTACGGGTAGCCGGTGAAACAACATTGGACTTGGTTCGCTGAGGTTTCGCATCAGCGGATTCTCCGGCTCCAACTTGGTCGGGGAATCTTTCACGGATGTCAGTGTCAATACGACGATAGTATTCATCACTGCCAACCCTAATACCATTCTCAACAAGTTCCTCATGTAGCCCTAAAGCATATGAAGTCATGCGTTTGTTGCTTCCAAACCACTGATTTTGGTCTTGCCACGCTAGTAGTTTTTCGTCAACGGGCGCTGCCTGTTGAGGTTGTGGTGCTATTTGTACAGGAGTTTCTTCCTCTTGTAAAGGGGCGGGTCTAAAATTATTTACTTTGTCTGCGCGGATTCTGGCAGTAGTGAGTGCTTCCTGAGCATCCAACAACTTATCAGCATCTCCAGACTCGTAAGCTTCTTTATAGAGCCGTTTAGCTTCTTCAATCTCGGAGTTAATGACCTTCTTGGCTTGTTCCAAGAGAACAGTCTGCCCTTGATTGACGGAGCCTTTGAGCTTTTTGTTTTCTTCAAACATTGCCTGAGCAAGGCGAAGAGCCTCTTCTTTTTCACGCTCGGCAGACTCTTTGGCTCTGCGTTCTTCGTGATATCCCTTGGTGAAGTGTTTAAACCTATTCTTGACGCTCTCAGAGTAGGTTGCTAACTCTTCTTCTGTAGGATCTTGCGGAGCTTCCTTCATTGGAGTGCGGTAACGATCCTCTTCCGGGGTATCGTCTACGACTTCAATTTCAGGGGTGTCTCCTTCTGGAGTTACAACTTTCCCGCCCTTTCGGAGGTTATCTTCCTTTTCATCAGGAAACTCAAATTCTGTTTTTTCAATTTCAGCCATGATTTTTCCTTAGTTAGGTCGCTGGATGCCGCGAGGGTCTTGCACAACTGCCTGAATAGAATCGTCGTTAATTAATCTCCACTCCGTTCCGTGAATCTTCATGCGGGTTCCCGTGTTAGGACGTACTAACACAAAGTCTCCCACTTTGCAGGCTGGGCCTGAAGGGAAGCGGGCTGCGTCTTTAAACGCATCGGGGCCAATCTTGGCTACAAACAGCACGGGGGATAAAAGCTCCTCGTGAAGAATTGCAGTTGCAGATTTAAGGATCCCTGTTTCACTGTATTCATCTTCTGCTTTTGGAAGCATACAAAGAATGTGGTAAGTAGCCGGATCAGGCACTTGTTTGGCTTTCTCTTCAGGGGAGGTGTTAAGCACTCCACTGAGATCTACAGCACTGACATCAAATTCAGTCATCGTCATAGTCTTTCGTTTTACGCACAAGGTCAGCAAGTTCATACTGCGCGGTTTGCAGACCTCGGATTGTCCCGCACAGTTCTTTGTAGTGATCGTGGGATTTAGCACCACCACCACTGACAACATCGACTAACTGCTTGACATGTTCATCAAGCTTTTTGTTTAAACTCTCAAGCAGTTTGTCCATCATTCACCCCCGGTACGTTTTGCGTTTAAAAGCATCTGTAAAAGCTGTTGTTTAGCCTGCAAGTCCTGCGTTTGTTGGTTGTGTTCCAACTGCTGCTGATGTTGTTGTTCAGACATGCGCATTTCTGCCTGTTTTTTCATGGCATCAATTGCAATGTCTTGCTGGGCTTTTTGTGCGGCAGCAGCAGGGTCTTCGCCTTGTGCGCCTTGCATCTGCGCCATTTTGAGTTGAAGCTCTGCCTGCTTAATAGCCAAGTCGCCTTGAACTTTCTGCGCTTTGGTTTGAGCATCTTGTTGCTTGATTTGCAACTCGGCTTGCTGCATCTGCATGACGGGGTCTTGCATCTGCTGTTGGGCTTGCTGTTGGGCTGCTTGGTTCTTGTTGATGTCCAAGAGTTGTTTTGCCGCCTGTGCAACCAACTTAGACAACTGAACCTCAACATCCTCGGGCATCTCAATGTTTGGCATCGGTAGAGTAGCGCCAAGGCGTTGCTCAATCTTGGTTCTGTACTGGAAGGCAATGTGTTCAGCTACGTGGGCCATGATTGCAGCCTGCATCTGTTGAGCCATTGGGTTTTGACCCATCTGACCCATCACCATAGGATCCTGCATCATTGATGTATGTACAGCAATGTGAGCGTCGTGATCTTGGTAAATGAATGCTTTAGTTGGCTTTCCAGTCAAGAAAGCCATGTTCTCTGAGATTGGATCTCGTGGTGTTAGATCATCATCTACAGGTACAAGCTTATCCGCATTCTTAACGCCTAAGACTTCAATCATCTGGCGGTGCAGCAAAGGGAGGTTGTAGATCTGTGGAGCGCCTTGTGCCAACTGAATGACAGCCTGATACTGCATGATCCGTTGAGCCATCGTGGCTGAATTAGGATCTGATACGGGGATAACATCCACCATGTCATAGTCAGCCCGTTTAGCTTGGGGCGTACCAAACACAGGCGTGTAGTCGTAATCCTCCGGCATGTAGTCACGGATGATTTCTTTGAGCAGTTTAAACTCTTGCTTCATTGAATAATGAACACGAGCCTGCACCGCAGACATTGTCTTAAGCTGGCGCTCAAGTAATGCTAAAGTTGTACCTACGGGAGAGTTAGCTGACATATCGCTGATGTTCATATCTGCGATTGATCCGAGTCTCCTGCCTTCGTCTGTGATCTGGTTCAAGAGAGCCAAGAGAACCTGAGAAGGTTCTTTGTATGGCAGGGCCATGATGTTCTCTTTGACTGATCCGCTAGGAACGTCTACATCACGGAACTCACCCGGCTGGATGGGAGTGTCATCTCCTTTGATTCGTAGTCCCCGAGTCTTCAAACCTCCGGGCAGATTAGACAGAGTACCCGCGTCCACCAACTGACGAATAATAGATGTACCCGCACGGGCATAACCACCGATCAGGTGGATAAGACCTAGACCATAAGCTCCAAATCCGGGCACGTAGGTGTACTGGACAAAATGCTGGCGCTTAAGCTTGTGTTTGTCGTCTTCATCCCAGTTTCTGCGGATGGAGAGAATCTCAGTCGTACCTCGCTCTAGGGTAATGACGTAAGGAAGAGCAATGCCGTCTTCATCTTCATAACCGGGCAGGTCGTAGTCTACGTGGATCTCATAGACTTGGTAGCGGTCATCGTCTGTGATGCTGTAGCCTTGATCTTCGGCCTTTTTCTTTTCTACGTCTGTGTAGAACTGAAGGGGTTCGCCAAGCTCTTTGTCCAAATAGAACCCGGAGACTTGAAGCTTCTTGATGTCGTTCTTTGTTTTGCGCATGATGTGGGTCACACGCTCAGAAGTCATGGCGCTAGAAGCGCCGTAGGGGATGATGACATCCTCGGCAGGGATGAACATCGCAGCCTGCCGTCCCATTGTGGGATCATAATAAATTTTCTTGAACGCAGCGCCGGCTAAACCCAAGGAATACAGAAGGCGTTCATGCTCAGGACGGTATTCAGGCATACCCTCCGTGAGCCTGTAGTTCATGTCTTCACGAACCCTCTCCGCAGCCTCCTCTTTAAGTTTATCAATTGCACCAATGATTTCCGTTTTAACAGGGCCTTGAGCCGGAAACGTTTCAATAATTGTCTCGCTTTGGAACCGGACTGCGGCCTCTGTGAGTACAGTCGAGAATACACCACAAGCTCCAAGCCAAGGCTCCGTTCTCTCTTCATACTTCATCCCTAAAACATCTAGACCTTTAACATACATCTCCACCCAATCTTTGCGGGAGTTAATGTCCTGATCCACTAAACCAATCAAATCGCTGG